ACTCTTTGTATCCTGCCAGCGAGTTTCTGTTAGTTCTGACATTTGTCGTTTCTCCTTATATACCTGCAAGTCTTTTAATATCAACAAGTTTGCTGTTGAATTGACCTGCGTTTACTATTTGTTTGTCGCCTGTTACTTCTGTGCCTTCTTTTAAAGCCTGTTTTTTCGCTGGAGACCTACCGTTTATTACAGCCGGTACATACTTTTCGAACTGTTTTCTTAGTTGTCCGGTCTGTACACTCTCCAGTAAATTTGTCATTATATCTTTTTGTTCAGCATTCAATGGTTGAATTAATTCATTGATTACTGAATCTCTCTCTGCCGTATTCTTAAGATCTTCGATTTCTTTATTTTTACTCTCAATGATCTTTTCTTTCTCGTTGGCAGTCTCTTTCGCAGTTTCTAATTGTTGTTTCGCTGTATCGACAACTTTTAGAAGTTTTGAAGTTTCGCTCTTACTGTTCAAGAAACTTTGTGTGTATTCTTGAGCATAAGAATCGAACAATCTGCGACCAAAGTCATTTTTACGTGCCGCTTCAATATCATCTTTTAGTGAACTAATCTCTTTGTTAAGAGTTTTGCCAACTATTTCTGATACCTTGTCAGCGCCTTTTGATATAAAGTTGTTTCTTACTTTTTCAAAATGCCCTTTTGCTTCACGGATTAGACGTACCTTTGTTTCGGCAACGTCTTGTTTGTCTTGATGGAACTCACTAATTTCTTTAGATAGAGCCTCAACCACAAAGTCCTCAAGTTTGCTGAAATTTTCAGCCATTACTTTTTGGTCATTGTGTAGTTCAGCAATCTCACCTTTTAGTTGTTCAAAAACAAATGCCTTCAGTTTGTCTGAATGCTCACGGATTTGAGTAGCATACTTAACTTTTTCTTCTGCAAGTTGCTTCTTGTCTTCCGCAAACTCCGCCATCTCTGCCTCTATTCTCTCTGACACCATTTTGTCAACAGCATCAGTTAAACTTGCTTTGTCGTGTTCATACTTCTCCGCAAATTCACTTCTTAGTTCGGCAGTTACAGCAAGTTTGTTTTCTTCAACCTTGGTGTTCCACGCTGATTCTATTTCTGCTCTGATCTCTTCCGAAATTGCGTTCGTTTCAAAAAGTGATTTCAGTGCTTCTAACATTTTATTTTTCTCCTCTACTTAGATTGGAGTTTTCCAATTATGTTTACTAGTTTTTCTTTTAGATATTGTTGTGCCTGTTTGTCCCTTGCTGAGTTAAATGCTTTATAACCGCCGTTTGTATTCATTAGGTGCTCGTAGATTGGCTTAGGATATGCTCCTGGCGCCGATGGTTGTGCAACTATGTCAACGGTAATAATTTCAAAATCTGATACTTTTCCGGATCCGTCTTCTGATACATTACCACTACCACGCGATGAGACCCCTAATTTAACTCCGCTTTCCAGCATTGTTTTAACTAGAGCCCCCATCGGTGTTGGTAATACTTTTAATTTTCCGTATCCGTTAGGTCCGTCCATCCACATTTCATTAACCATGTGTGATACACGATCCAAATTGATGTTTAAGCCTTCTGGATGATCAACTTCACCGAGAACTGAATATCCTCCCTTGATCTGATCGTTGAGCGTACTGACAGCCCTTTGGATTTCGTTAACAGGGTACACTCTCTGGTTGGCGTTCTTCACACCACCTTGAATGCATATGCCTTTCATGTAAAGGCTTTTACCGTTGTTTTCATCCTTAGACTCAACGACAATACCCGCTTGGTCGAAAGTCAGTGTCTCACGTAGTTGTAACATCCGTTTTCCTAATATCAACTATTAACTGCCAATTGCAGATTTCTTAGATGAACCATCTGTTCCGTCTGCTGTATTAGCCTTTGCCGCCTTTGGAGCCGCACTTTTGTTACCAGGTTTGTTGATGTTTCCGCCGTCATGCTCTTTAGCCTTTGGTGCAGGTCTACCTTTTTCCTCACCACCTTGGACTAAACCTTTTGCATCTGCTTTTGCATCAGTTCCGCCTGATTTAGCAACTGGAGACGCTGTGTTGTCGCTACCATCTGAATGTTTTGCGTCAACTTTGTTCACGTACTCTCTTATTTCTTCTGTTGCTGATTTTGGAGCAGTTTCTTTCGATTCTACTGCCTGTGCTACTTCTTCAGGAGCAAGTTCAGGAGCAACTTCTGTTTCTCCCTCTGCATCTTGACTTACAATCGCTTCGTCTTCTTTGTCGTCGCCATTGTCATCGTCGCCATTGTCGTCAGCGTCGTCGCCTTTGTCTGACATCATTTTTTCAAATTCTGCCTTAAGGTCGTCAATTGCATCTTCCAGGTCAACGACTCTGTCTTCCATGTCTTCATGGTCTTTGTCGTGGTCCCCGTCTTCTTCACCTTTATCCGCTTCGATATCACCCATCATATCATCAGTTGCATCACCACCGTGTGCTTCTGCTGGTACTTCTGGAGTTTCTATTGCTGGTGCTTCTGAATCTTCAACATCTGCTAATGATTCGTCAGTTGCTTCCTCATCTTTTGACTCTTCTTCTTTTGCTTCTTCGTCTTTTGATGCTTCTTCAACTGCTTCGTCTTCTTTAGCGTCGTCTTTTGATGCTTCTGTAGTTTCTTCGTCTTTAGTTTCTTCAGTTTTTTCTTCTACTTTGTCGTCTTCTTTTTTGTCTTCTTTAGACGCTTCTGTAGTTTCTGCTGATTTTTCTTTAGACTCTTCTTTTGAAGTTTCTTCTACTTCGATATCTTTGATATCATCTTCTAAAAGACCTTCATATATTGATCTTGATTTTTCAACAACGATATTGTGGAAAATCTCTTCAGCCGCCGCTTTGTCGTCGGCAACTAGTTTTTCAAGCATTTGCTCGAATTTACTTTTGTCTGACATTGTTTTTCTCCTATTAACGTGTTTTGATAAGACTGTCTGTTATTATTTACACTTTTGTTAATAAAACGGGTCGATAAAGGGCCGTTAGATCCCTTTTTGACACCGATTTTATAGGTGATACTGATGTTTAAATGCAGATACAGTCATTTCTGAGTAATTTGTGTATTTTTTGAGGTCTTCTGCTGGAAAACTGTGACCACTGTCAGGTACCACTCTGCAAAATTTCTTCAATCCATTCTTTTGTAGAATAATTGCAGTCTGTCTGTTCCAGTTGCCATGGTAGGTTGCTGTATCTGAGTTCTTTTTGTAGTTGGGTGTGTCACCATATATGTTGTTTAACTTGCCTTGTTCGGTGCCTAGAAAGTCAAAACCCAACAGATATATCATCTGATGATTGTGTGAACAAGCCAACCACAGTGCTGTGGGGCCTGATGACCAACCCAGGCTTGGTTCAAAATAGTTTAATCGCTTAAATTTCTTATACGCATGATTAGGATTGGTCCAAACAGGCATTCTTAATTGTGCTCCTGCGTCACATATCTCATTAATCATCTTGGCGTCAACAGCCACTAGATAATCTGGGGTGTTTTGTCTGTATACGGCGTTGCAGGCGTAAACTTTTCCTATCTTCTTCAATGGATCGAAAGGTATTGGCTTACGACTGAGACCATTGCCCAATACAAAAGCAACGGACATTTATTATACCTCTGGTTGATTGGCTGAGCCGTACATTTGTCTCACAAATACAAGTTCTTTTTCCTGTTCGTCTTTGTGGAATTCTCCGGCTTTTCGTGCTTTGTTAATCTGTTTAAGGCTTAATCTTGTTTTACGTGTGTCGCCTTTTTGCATGATTGATTGATCTTCACTAGGATCGTATTGTTTTTGTTCGCCTGATTGCGTAGAAATTTGATCGAAGTAAAATAGTTCACGTAATATCATGTTAATATTTATGCTCCTGGCGTAGGAGTTGGTGGTGTACCGCCTCCTGTTCCACCTGCTGGTGTTTCTGGAGTGTCTGTGCCTGGTTCTGTCGCTGGAGCATCTGGTTCCGCCGCATCTAAGTCTGCATCTATACCTGCTGTACTGATTCCAGCACTTCTTAATTCAGTTGCTGACGTAGTTGGCTTCGCTTTGATGTTCTCATCATTCTCTTCTCTCCATAGTTTTTCATTTTCAGCCATTTCTTCTGGAGTTAGTCCTAAGAATCTTTGTAGTGCATAACGTTTGCTGACATAAGGAACCTGTGCAATCTGTGTGTATGTGCTAATTCTGTTGTTATCTACTTCTGCTTGTCTGTAAGATGCAAAGTTCATTGGTGGTTGGAACTTTATATCAAACATTGCAACGTCAATGTTTACACCTTTTTCTATCAAATACTGTTTAAACTCTTGATTAAATTCATTAGATACTAAATTTTGTAATCTTTCACAGTACTTGTTAAATCTTAATTCTTGTATGTAAGCAGTTCCTACTCTGCCATCGTTGTATTGGCTTTGTCCATCGTCTGCACCTGTTGGCAGATAAGAACTTGGTATACGTAAGCCTCTTAATAGTTTGTTTGTAAAGTATTTTAGGTCATCAATCTCACCTAAATTAGTACCACCTGGTAATGTTTCTACTTTAGAACCTCTACCTTCTGCTGTTTG